GGCGAAAAGACCGGCAACCTGGCCGTGAACCAGTACCAGTTTGGTATGCTGACGCAGGAGCGTAATGCCGCTTTGAACCATCAGGGCATTAACGTAATGCAGGAAATGGCTGATCGCCTGAATGCAGTCAATCAGCTGAATGGCATCAACGCTGTTCGCTCACCTGCTGATCTGTACAAAGCTTTTGACCAGACTGTTCTGCGTCAATTCCAGCCGAATACTGAATTCACCCTGTTTAACGACCTGATGCCGCTGTCTCGTTCGGTGCGCATCAACCAGACCGTTTACGAATACGCCAAGTCCGGCGGCCGCATGTGGGCTCACACCTCCATGTCAGGCCAGATCGGTGCCGCGCTGGATGCCGTGCAGTACCAGTACGACGGCACGATGGTTCCGGTACACGATACTGGCTTCAAGTTCCACTGGCGTGAGCCGCGTCTGAACAACCCGGATGCGTTCGACATCATCTCTGATGCTCAGTTCGAGTCCACCAACGAAGTCCGTCGCCAGTATGTGGATTACATCTACAACGGCTATCGTGACGCGGAAGGTAACTACATCAAGTTTGATGAGAAGACCTGGAAGGGCCTGAAGAACGATGAGCGCGTTGCGATGGTTGATCTGGGCGCATCTGGGCTGAATATCGACTTCACCAGTTCCTCCGCCACGGCAGAGCAGATCCGTAACGCGGCGATTAAGCTGCGCGACACTCTCAAGCTGACCAACAATCAGTACGCAGAGCAGACCTGGTATGTTTCCAGCGCCATCATCTCCAACCTGGAGCGCTACTTCAGTGACAACTACCAGTCAGACACGATCCTGCAAGAGCTTCTGAAACTGTCCGGTATTGCCGCGATTAAAGAAGATGCTCAGCTGACAGGTAACCAGATCCTGATCGTTCCGCTGACCGCTGGCGTGATTGCTCCAATTGTAGGCCAGGCGTTCGGCACTGTTGCCGACCCGCGTCCGTTCTACAACAGCGATTACATCTGGCGCACCTGGGGCGCTGCTGGCCTGATGGTTAAGACCGACATCAACAGCAAGAAATCTGTCATCTACGCACACAGCTAAGGGGTGAAATATGGCACTGGTTAAAGTGATTAGCGATAACCTTTTCTCCGGTGCCAATCTCCAGAAGTTGGAGGTTGGTGCAAAGGTGGAGGTCAGTGAAGAGACTGCGATCAAGTGGAAAACCGCTGGGCTGGTAGAAGTCTTGTCAGGCGGTGACCGCAAACTGGAAGTGGCTACGCCAGGCAACGATGAAGACACCTCCGCTAAATCGAAAAAGGCGAAATAACCATGGCTGACCCAATCACAGCGGCAGACGTGCAGGCGTTCCTCGGTGAATTGGGTTACTCCATTCCGGGCGCGCTGCTGGAGCCGATCATCTGCGTGGTGAACAAGATTATCCCGTGCCTCGATGGCGCGGGTTACGACGAATGCACCGCGAAGCTGATCCTGATGTACGCCGCCGCGCTTATGGCTACGTCCTCCGGCGCGCGCCGCATAAAATCGCAGGGTGCGCCTTCTGGCGCTTCCCGTTCGTTTGATTATGGCGACGACAGTATCACATGGCTGCGCGACTCGCTGGCCCGTCTCGATACCAGCGGCTGCACCGGTGAGTTGCCGATCAGCGCCGGTAATAGCGTCGGCCTGTTCATGGTGGTCGGAGGCTGCTGATGAAGTACAAATCAGTGACGGAAGGCAAGCCGAAGCCGCTCACTCGCGTATGGGTCGAAACTGACACCGGGCGGGAGACTACCGGATACGTGAAATCGGACGGCGAGTGGTTCATCAACTGCCCGCGCATCCGGGCGACTGGCGCGAAGGTGTTGAGGTGGAAAGATGGCTGAACGATACGATGTGCATGCCTTTAAGTGCGAAGACAACTGGTCGCTGTTCATCTGGATAAACGACTCCGGCGTTAAGTTTATTGGCCGCCATGCTGAAACTTACGAGAAAGCCAAAGCTGACTTTCTGGAGCAGGCTGATGCTAAGCGCCTCGCCAGTCAATCAGGCTCGATGCGGCCTCTTGATGATTTCAAAATCGTTGAGAAGGTGGAGGTATTCACTCTATGAGCAGCGTTGCCAACTGGTCTTACACCGCCACGGCGACCATCTGGCGAAAGCTGGAAGGCAATGACGAATACGGCGATCCGCTGGGCTATGCCGAGCCTGAGCAAATCCTCTGTGATTACGAGGGCGGGCTTAGCAAGAAGTTAGCCAGCCTGGGCGCTGAAATCGTCGTGAAGAATACCGTCTGGAGCGAGTTCGCGCTGGCGGCTGCTGGTGATTACCTGCTGATTGGTGTCTCGACAGAAGCTGACCCAGTTGTGGCCGGTGCCGACGAGGTGAGGCAGGTTATCCGCTACGCCGACACGTTCGAGCGCCTGGCGGATGATTACGCCATCCTGACGGGAGTGTAGCCATGGGCATAAAAGTGAAGGGCATCAGCCAGGCGAAGAAGCACCTGAACGATGTCATCAACGACGTTAAGGGCCGTAAGGTAATTCGCGCGTTGCAGTCGGCGATGATGCTTATCGGCACCCGGGCGGCATATTACACCCCAATCGACACCTCCACGCTGATTAACAGCCAGTTTCGGGAGATCGACGCAGGTGGTGTGCTCATTACCGGGCGCATTGGCTACTCAGCCAACTATGCCGCGTACGTGCACGAAGCGTCAGGCAAGTTGAAAGGCCAGCCGCGCGCACACTTCGGCGTGACCAGTAACCGGTCTGAGTTCGGCCCGCAGAAACCGAAAGAATTTGGTGGCGGGACAGGAAAGGGCAACTACTGGGATCCGCACGGTGAGCCGCAATTCCTGACCAAAGGCGCAAATGACGAGCGCGATAACGTTGACGCTGTGATGCGCAAGGAGCTTTCGTTATGACACCCATGATGCACGAGCGGGTGCGCAACATGTTCGGCGACGCTGGGCTAACTACCGGCTTTACAGTGCAGCAGCTGATGTACGACGACCCGGGAGACCTGTCGAAGGCGATCATGGTATTCAGGCCAAATGGCGGGTCGAATATTCGAACTGACCTCGGCTCTGAGTACCACGTTCTGGTCGATGTCGTAGGCGCAAAAGATAAGCGCAAAGACGCGCTCAGCGCTGTGCAGCGCATCGTCGACTACGTCCAGGCCAACCCCATGGCTGACGAGTGCGTCGGCTACATCCAGAACATGGGCGCAGTTCCCGCGCCCGTGCTCACAGAAGAAGGGCGAATAGTCTTCCGACTCCAGTTCGCCTGCACTTACGGCGAATAGCTATCCCAACCAAATAACCCGCTCCGGCGGGTTTTCTTTTTTATACGTCAAAGAGGAGTTTCACATGGCTAATTGCCAGAACTCGAACGAGCGCCTGTTCGGCGGTGCGGTCGTGCTGGAAGTCGCCGATGGCTGCCCGGACGTCAAGCCACTTGAGTCTGAGTGGATGGCGCTGGCCGCTGGTACGTCGAAGGGCTTCGACTTCAACCCGAACTCGGTTACTTCTGATGCGGATGACGGCGGCGGCTATGTCGAGACCATCATCACCAACAGTGACTTCACCCTGAGCTTTGAAGGCGAAGTGCGCAAGAAGGACAAACTGGATCAGTACGGGGTTGGCAAGTTCATCAAGTATTTCGCTGACGAGCTGAAGGCCAAGCGCCAGCCTGGGATCTGGGTGCGCATGGACTACGGCCCGGTCGAATTCGTCGGCTACATGAACATCACGGCGCTGAGCTCTGACGGCGGCACCAACGACATCGTCACGTTCTCAACCGAGTTCAAAGTCGGTGATGCAACCACCATCGAAGTGAACGAACTGACTGCTGTAGCAGTGACTGGCGTAACGGTAACTCCGGCAACCAGCACCGGCACAGCAGGCGGCACCAGCACCTTCACGGTGAACATCGCACCAACCGGCGCTACAAACAAAGATTTCACTGTAGCGACTACCGATGCGACCAAAGCAACGGCCACCGCCTCAGGCAACACCGTTACCGTGACGCGTGTCGCCACCGGCAGCGCGCAGATCATCATCAACACCGAAGACGGCAACTTTGTGGCCGTGCATACGGTTACCGTTACCTAACGGACATTCCAAAGGGCGGCGTGCTGCCCTTGATAATGACCGTTTACTGGAAGGCCTATGACCGCTTTAACCGATATTGGCGAACTCTCTATCAGCGACAGCCGCGAAGGCGGGAAAGATTACCTTCTACGGCCTTCATTCGAGGCTATGACCAGGATCGGCACTCCGCAAGAGATTGTGCAGGCATACGCCACCATCCACGGCAATGATGTCGCTCAGTTGATTGAGGTGTGCGCTGGCACGCTGGGGCGCTTTCCTGAATGGCTGTCTCCTTCTTTCAACCGCGCCGCTGAGAAACTTTTATCAACGTGCATGCTGGTGCTGCAATCGTGCTGCGATGACGACCTGGCGCCAATGATAGGCGAGTGGAAGGGGTGGCGGCACTGCGTCGTATACCGGCCGGGCAGATTGCCAAAGAACGACATTATCGTGCTGGCGCAGCACCTCATGCAGCACGGCATCGTTGGGAAAGCCAAGTTTCGCCAGTTGCAGCGCCATGAAACAGGCGAGCGCACTACAGAGTTTAAAGCATTCGACTACATTAGCGCAGCTCGTAGCCACTTCGGCATGAATCGCGCCGAAGCCTCGCAGTTAACGATGACCGAATTTCAGATGCTGCTGGCGGCAAAATACCCGGACCAGAAAGGCTTCACTCGCGATGAATACGACAGCATCGCTGACGAATACCTGGCTAAACAGGCCGCGCGCAGGGCAAAAGCAAAGCAATAACCGGAGAATGACATGGCAGGTGAGAAGAACGCCGGTAGCATCGTTTATGAAATCAGCGCCGACGTTGAGCCGCTGTTACAAGGCGGCAAACAGGCCATTGATGCTCTGGATAAACTGGATGCTGCGGCTCAGCAGTCCGGAAAGGGCATGGATAACCTCGACGAGAGCACCTCACAAACCGGGGCCGCGTTTACAGAACTGGCTGGATATGCCAACTCCATGGACAACCAGCTGCGCAAGCTGAACACCAACGTGAGTGGCATTGCCCGCGCTATGGAAGAGGCCCGCAGCGGCACAGGCGGCGCGAGCAGTGAATTCAGCCGAGCCGAATCCATCATCGAGGCGCTTGGCAACCAGTTGGCGGTGCTTGACGAGGCGCAGGAGAATGGCGCGCGCAGTGCTGCCGTCCTTGCTGCACAGCTCCGCGCCGGGTCGAAAGCGACAGACGAAGAGAAGCAGAAGATCGGTGAGTTGACCGGGCGACTCTTCGACATGAAAAGTGCTGCTGATTCTTCCATGGGCAGCAACAAAGGCTGGAAGTCCAGCATGCAGCAGGCCGGTTTCCAGGTGCAGGACTTTATCGTACAAGTCCAGGGCGGGCAGTCTGCATTGGTAGCATTCGCCCAGCAGGGCTCGCAACTCGCTGGCGCGTTTGGTCCAGGCGGCGCGGTAGTTGGCGCAGTGATCGCGCTGAGCTCTGTCATCGCTGGCGTGCTGATTACATCGCTTAACGGTGGAAAGAACGCCATGGACGCGCTGAAAGATGCAGCCGAAGCGATGGATAAGGTGATCACCATTTCCCAAAATGGCGTGGCCGCTCTGTCTGATAAGTACGCGAACCTGGCAAGAACAAACGCCGAGGCGGCAACCATCCTGAGAAATCAGGCAATGATTGAGTACAACGCTGCCATAGCGAAGATCCCTAAATCCATCAATGATGCTTCCAGTTCTATCGTTGGATTCACCGACAAGTTGAAGACTTCTTTCGTTGGTGGTATTGCCTCCATCGATGAATTCAACAAAAACCTTTCTACAGTCGGGGCAACAGCTGACAACTACTCGGCAGCCATGGAGCAAGCAAGGGACGCCGGGGCAAAGTTCACCGTTAACGCCAACGCGATCCAGAACACAGTAACCACGCTTGCGGATAAATTTGGCGTGTCTGAGCAGCGCGCATTCGAGCTAAGCAAGCAACTCTCTGATGTGGCGAACAATCCAACGCCTGAAGCACTACAAAGGCTCGTTCTTGAACTTCAGAGCACAGAGAGTTCGACAAAGTCAGGAGCTGATGCAATAAGGACGTTCCTTGGCCCGCTGACGGAACTCGTTCGAGTAGCTGGCGAGGCCCAGATCAATCTCTCCGGAATGAAAAAAGAGGTCGACAATCTTACCTCAGGGCAGAAGAACCTTATAAAGCAGTCAGAACGCAATCTGGCACTGTCTAAGCTACAGGGTGAGGCCCGCGCGCGGTTGCAGGCGCAATACGCTGCCGAAGATGCCGGGTTTGCGAAGGATGATCCGCATGCTAAGCAGATGCAGGATGACGCTGCCGCTACGTACAAAAATACGCAGGCGCAAAAGACACTTCAGTCCGAGCAGAAGAAAGGCGCCTCTCAGGCTGATTCTATTGCTCAGAAACTGGCGAACCTGAAGCAACAGTCAGAGCTTGCTGCCGAATCAACCAATAATCTGAGTCGCGAGCAGGCGATCCTGAATGCGCAGCAGTCTCTCGGAAAAGGAGCCACTAAAGAACAGATCGCGCTGGCGGGGCAGTACGCCGCAACAAAATGGGACACTGCCAACGCACTCAAAGCACAAGCCGCAGCCGAGAAACTCCTGCCAGAAGCGCGCGAAAACGCAAGCTATAAGCAGGATGTTCAGGATCTGAATACCGCTCTGGCTGCTAAGAAAATCAGTCAGGAGCAGTTCAATCAGACATCTGAGCGACTGGAGGCAACTCACCAGGCAAACCTCGCAAAAATCCGCGCGCAGCAGGCGGTGACGCCACAGCAAGAGGCAGTTGCACAGGTTGATCCAGTGCAGCAATTAGCTAATCAGCACGCACAGCAACTGGCCCTTATCCAACAGTTCGAGCAGCAGGGGTTATTAGCTCACCAGAATGCATTAGCCCTTAAAAATGCTGCCGATACGCAGTATGAGCAGCAAAGAACCGCTGCACAATGGGAGCTTCTTAGCCAGCAGAGCCTGGGGTACAGCATGCTGACAAGTGCAGTAGATGCGTTTTCAGGTAATGCATCTAATGCGTTAACCGGGCTGATCACCGGAACGATGTCAGCGCAGGATGCTATGCGTTCGCTCGGAAATACGATGCTGAACAGCGTGGTCAATGCGTTAGTCCAGGTTGGAGTTGAGGCTCTCAAAAACTTCATTATCGGTCAGACATTGGGCGCAGCGGCTACTGCTGCTGGAGCATCTCAGGCTGCAATATTGGCTACAGCTTGGGCTCCTGCCGCCGCCATGGCTAGCCTCGCTTCATTTGGGGCCAACTCAGTTCCTGCCATGACAGGAATTGCTTCAACGGTAGGCCTGGCACAGGGCCTTGCTTTAACCGGTATGCGTTACAATGGCGGCCCGGTGAATGCAGGAGGTCTTTATCAGGTCGGTGAGCGAGGGAAGCCGGAGATTTACCAGGCCAGTACCGGTAAGCAGTACATGATACCGGGCGACAATGGCAGGGTGATCAGCAATAAAGAAATGACAGCCGGTGGAGGTGGTGGGGTGGTAATCAACATCCAGAACTACACGTCATCCTCGGTCGATGCGCAGGCTGGTACGGATGCTAATGGTGGAGTGACTGTGGATGTAATTGTCGCTGACCTGAACAACGGCGGGCCAATCAGTAACGCCATAACAAGCAACATGAACGTTAAACGCACGCCAAGGGGGCAGGGCTGATGCCAATTATCGACTATCCCGACTGGCTGCCGCTGGCGCAGAAGGCCAGCAAAAACATGACGCTCGATACCGGGTTCCAGACCGATCAGCCAGCGGTCGGCCCGGCAATCTTCGAGAATCAAACCGACGACCTGAAAGTGACCTGGTCACTGACGTGGATCTTCACTCTGGCTGAGGAACGAGCATTCCAGCAGTGGCTACGCAGCCCAAACTATCTCAACCGGGGCCTGAACTGGTTCCGGATGAATATCAATCTGGGTGGTAGTGGCCTGCAACTCCAGGAGCTTCATTTCACCCAGATGCCGGTGCAAACCAGTATCGACGGCGGAGTGGTGACCTGGACGGGAACGGTAATCGCTAACCACCTCTACAATGCCGACGACGAATTCGACGACGTGATTGTTGAGTTGCCGCCGCCATGGCCTTCAGTGCTGGATATCGTGGTAACTGGCTATCCTGACGGGCGCGACCCAGAATCACTACCGAGGGTTCCGTAATGCCGAGCTTCAGGGAGTACAAGCAGCAACGCCCGACGCGCGGACTGTACGACACAATCACGTTCTACCATCCATCATTTGGCTATGTCCGCCTGGTCGACAAGCAGTTCTTTCCAAAGACGCTTGGCGGCCAGTCGTATACGCCAGCGCGCTTTGAAATCGAAGAGAGCCAGCAGAGCGGCACGCCGGTGATTGACGCGACGGTGAAGTTAGGGCGGCTGTCGTCTGACATCAAAGCGCTGATGAAGCAGTGGAAGGGCGCGGCCCGGCTGACGGCCATCACGGCCACAAGGCAGATCTTCGACAGCGGCGATGTGTCGGTGCCGATTAAGTCGTGGCAGCTTTACGTCAAGACGGTGGATATCGATGCTGATGCCGCATCGGTCACTCTCTCCGTCACCAACCCTCTGAATAACAATATTGGTCGCCTTTATGATCCAGTCGAGTACACGGGGCTTCAGTACCTCTGATTTTGTTAGGAAGATGATCGGCGTGCCGTGGGCTAACCGTGCCTGCTCATTCGAGAGGGTGGATTGCTGGGGCTTGTGCGTATTGTATTACCGACACATTCTCGGCATTGAGTTGCACCAGACGCCGGACTACGAAGCCGGGGCCGACTTCTTCACCTGCTATCAGGGCGACGTCGTTTTCTGGCGCAAGGTCGATAAACCGGAAGAGGGCGGGATATTCGTCGGGTACCGCGGCGCGCAACCGGCACACGTTGGCCTGGTACTGAACCGGCAGGCGCTGCACTCGCGTGGAGAGAACGGAAGCGTGCGCATGGACTCGTTGCTGGTCATTCAGCGGGCATTCACCAAAGTGGAGTTTTTCGAATATGGCGCTG